TTATTCCTCAGAAATTTGTCCGGTCAGATACATATCTATAATTTTGCATAAAGAGTGTTCTAAAACAAGATGTACTTCTTGAATTCTTGCTGTATTTTTATGAAAAACTATGAAAGATTTATCAACTAAATCTTTTAATTTTCCTCCATCTTTTCCTAAAAATCCTACTGTAAAAATTCCCATTTCTTTTGCAACCTTTACTGCTTCAATAACATTTTGAGAATTTCCACTTGTAGAAATTCCAATTAAAATGTCTCCCTTTTGACCTAATCCTTCAACTTGCCTTGAAAAAACTTTTTCAAATCCATAATCATTTCCAATGGCAGTCAGGGCAGATGTATCTGTTGTCAAGGCAATCGCTGCATATGCTTTTCTTTCTTCTTCAAATCTTCCAACTATTTCTGCTGCAAAATGTTGAGAATCTGCAGCACTTCCGCCATTTCCACAAATTAAAACCTTATTTCCATTTTTTAATCTTTTTGCTAATAAAATTCCTAAATTTACAATGTCTTCTGCATATTCAGCAGCAAATTCTTTTTTTAATGAGGCACTTTCATTAAAAATGTTGAAAATGAGCTCTTCCATGCTATCCTCCGAGGTTTTTGTTTATCTTGATTTTTTCGACAAATAAATTATAATATATAACTCACTTGGAGGGATGGCCGAGTGGACGAAGGCGGGTGATTTGAAATCACTTGAGGGTTAACAGCCCTCCGGGGGTTCGAATCCCTCTCCCTCCGCCATATATTATAATTTCCGAAAAAAATGGGACACCCCCACCTTCGCAAATTATTGAATATCAATAATTAAAGAAGTGTCCCACACACTTGAATTTTTGATTTTTTATTTGTCCTAAAAAAATGGGACAGTTTGAGGAAAACTTAATGTCTATTTTGAACGCCTTTCAACTTCTCATAAGTTCTTAATCCTGATAATCCTAATAAAGACAACATTAAATTAAACAACATTCCCATATCTAATTCAGGTATTGGGTAATTTATATTAAAGGCTGTAAAAAATGAATGCAAGAATGGAGATAATATATAATGATATGCTAATGTAAAGCCACAAACCCATAATATAAAAGGTCTTGCCCCTGCTATAAACCAGTTTGTACTCTTTGCTTCTGCTATATTTGTCTCATGAACTTTTTCTAAAATTTCTGCTTCTATTTCTTTTTCTTTGAGTTGTAATTGTTGTTTTTTAGTTTCATATTCTAATCTTTCTTCATCTGTTGTGATAAATTCATCTGCCACATCTTTTACAGCTTCTATAATATTTCCAGAAAAAAAATTCATTATGCCCATGACATTGCCTCTAAACTTCTATTTATCCATCCACGAAGATATAAAGCATATTTTTTAGGGTTTTTGTTTGCAAGGTTTGTGTAAAAAGCTATTCTTGCAAGTGTAAAGTCTTTTATAAAATCTTCTTCAAATTTTTCTGTTAAGTATTCATTTAGTTTTTGGATAGTTTTCTTTCCAAGTATTCCATCTGGTTTAGCCCCTACAACTTTCTGCAAGAGCTTTATAGTTGTTTTTACAGAGGCATTAACTGCAAATTCAAAGAGTAAATCTCTGATATTTTCACTTTCTATCTTTTCGAAAGGTTTATAGAAATTTTCATAGTAAAAGTCTCTTACTAATTCAAAAGGTGGAGTTAAGCCTTTATCTATATAATCCCAACCTCCCCAGTTTGGATGTTCTTCTCTATATATTCCAGCGTAAGTCTCAGCTTTTTCTGTTGGGTTTTTGTGTAAAATAAGTCCTCCTTCAAGCTGGAGAACTTTTTCTAATGCTTTTTCAAAGCTCATAACTCCTGTATCTCCACTCTTATTTCTTCTTCTTCGACTAAATGAGTTTTTATGACTTTATCTTCAATCTTAACTTCAATTATTTCAACTACTTGAAGTTCTCCTCCGTCATTACCAAGCCAAAGTGGAAAAAGATCCATCATTGTGGAAGCCTCAATGTTTTGTCTTTGTTTACAGTAAAGCTTGCCAGTACAGTTGTCCCATCGTCATCGTAGACTCTGATAGTTTGTGATTTGTCTGGATTTGTTATTATTTCAGCTTTGTTTATAGCTATTTTTTTCAAAAAGTTTATTTCTGAAATTTCAGAGTTTTGTGCAATTGACTTTATATTGTTTAGGGGATCAAACTGAAGTTTATCAGTTTGGTTTTTTATTTCTTGAAATTTATTCTCTAATTGAATTTCTACTTGTCTTGCAATTGCTTCTTTTGTTGCATCCAAATCTACATATTCTTGCCTAATATAACCTTGATACCACAATGCAAAGTTATTAGCATCGTCACTAATCCAGAAATATTCATCTGGATTATCTGCTGTAAATACAAATCTCATTGTATAGTATAAGATTTGTCCAGTATCATTACTCCATTTTAAATTTACTATTTCCCAATTATTCATTGTATCGGGCATTGAGTTTGAAGTAACAATTGTATTACCATTGTAGATTTCTATTCGTGGTGGTGTAGTATTTAGTTGTGCTTTCTTCATTGCTATGTTTATATTGTGGAATTGTGCGGGTTTTGAAGGTATTTTTGTTTCAAGATAAAATTCACCTGCTCTAACTGATTTTATTTCTATTGCTTTGTTGTTGTTGAATTGAACTGTATCTTGATTGTAGGCATGTTGGTAGTAATCATAAAAATCGTGATGTTGCAACTGATCATATATTCCAATCGTTTTGCCTTCACCAGATACTAAACCATATACATATTCTCTCTGTTTTCTATTTACTAAAAATCTATGTTCACTATCAAAAGATTTAATCCATGTTGATGTATCTCTAATATAACCAAATTTGCAATCTTTAAAATCAATCCAATCCCCAATTGCATAAATTCCCATATTCTCAAAATAACAATTTTCAAAATTCATTCTACATGCATATAGAGTCTCTGCTAAAAAACCACTTGTGTTGTTTCCAAAATATCCATCAACAAAAGTGTGATAATGAGATATATAGTTTGCCGAACCTTCTCTCCATATACAATAAGTAATTGCTATTCTTGGAAGTCTGTTGTTTGTCCAGTACTTCATACCATGATTCCATGTATCACCACCAATCCATACAATGTCTTCGATATATCCTTGAATACTATTTACCCATTGATTTGAAAAGTTGTTAGCTACAAATATATGATGTTTATTTGTACCATTCATATTAAATTTGTAGTAATTAGAAAACATTCTAAACATTAAAAATACATTACCACTACAATTATTCATACCTTGATTATTGTTTAAGAATGCTACACCTTTATTGTTATCTAATGGAGATTTGAATTGAGTCCAGTTTATTTGTCCATCAATATTTGAAGATTGCAAATAAAATCCCATATGACTATTAATTGAAGTATTCCACCACTCATAGCTTTCAAATTTAATATTTCTGGTTACATTAGCAAGAAATCCACCTTGAAAATCTACAGTATCTATGAAAGTAATCAATCCTGTTGTATAGTTTATGTCTGAAATAGTTACTAATTTTACTCCATACCTATCACCGAGTTGTAGCTCATCGCCAATTTGCCAATCTTGTATTTTATCTATGTCACTTTCATGTATCTGAATGATATTAGTATTTCCATTCGGATATGCTTTAGCCCAAACATAAGAAAACATTGGATAACCATTTATAGACACATTTACTATATCATCTAATATCAAATTATATTTGGCATGAGCAGGATTATTTGATTTATTCAGGTATATAGTTAAAGTTTTATCCCTATTGCTTGTTCCATCGAAATCTACAATACCACCAGCTTTCTGGTGAAAATGACCTTGAAGTGTTAAAATACAACTTTTTGTACCATTCCAGTAAAACTTACCACCAGATTCTATTATTAAAGCGTCTCCACCATTGTCTTCCCCAATATCCCAGTTTGGTATATCGAACTCTACTTCATGAAGAATTTTTACTGTATCTCCTATCCCTGGAACAGTTCCAGAATCCCAAGTAGCTGGATTACTCGCTGGACCATTTTGTACTGATTGAATTAGTCCCATTATTCAACCTCATCGAGAAGTTTTTGATACTGCAATTGCAATTCTTGTAATCTTCTTTCCAATCCAAGAAAGTCTTCTATATTAACTTCTTCTGATACTTTTTTCACGTCCTCAGCAAATTCAGAAATATTTGGGGCATTATATTTCTCTGCAAGAGGTTTTAATGTGGAAGTTAACCATTCGTTATATCTTTCTTGAATAGCTGATTTATATTTATTGATTTCTTGTCTTGCTTGATATAATTCATCTACAGTTGGATTAGTAGAAATGTAGATAACTTTACCATTTCTTAATACATATATGGGTTCTAATTTTGCTTCCAGTAATATGTCAGCTACATTTTTAACTATATACTCAGCTATACCTTCTGCTGTAAGCTTTGTTTCTATTAACATCTTTACAGCTTCGGAATAAGGAACTAATCCATTTTCAGGATTCCATTTTCCCACTAATGGATTAGACCAAAATGCTGTTAGAGCCTGAAGAAACAGAAATAATAGATTTTCTACATCATATTGAGGGAGTTTTTCTTTTATTATTGGTACAATTTGTTCAAAATCTTTATCTTTATTAGCAATAATTTCATTTATGGCAGTTGTCATATCTTCTATATTTATTTTCATAATCTCCTCCTGGTGATATCTGCTTTTACAATAAACCTTCCTGTTACTACTGTGTGTACAAATTGATTATCTGATAGTTGTATATCGAAAATGTATGTGTCAGGTTCTAATTCTGTATCATCTGGTAAGAGACTTATTTCCGTTTTACCGTTTACAGGGTCTGTATGAGTAGTGATAACTTTTTGAATTTTCGCATTAGAGTCGTCGTCATTTTCTGACTTTTTCACAGTAAATATTACAGTTTTTCCCGTAAGATCTATTGGATTTCCCGAATTATCTGTTAAAATCAATTTATAATTCTTCGAATCTCCTCTGAATATTTCTAAATTGATATTCTTCACAGCTTTATTACCTCATATGCACTCTCACACATTGATTTCACGTCTAAAGAAAGAAGTTCTTCTAATGTCATTGTATCTATCTGTGCTTCTAATTGTGCTTCTGCTTCCCATATTTTCTCTTTCCAATAGATTAACTTTGCTATTTCTATAGCACGGTCTAATTGTGGCTCTAACTCTGCAGGGATTGAAAGTTCTGATATAACTTCATCTCTTGTTTTTTGATTTGTAATAATTAAGAAAATTCTATTTTTCACTTGAACAGGTGAAAATCCTGCGATGTAGAATCTTCCTTCGATTACTCCTTGTTCAGAAACAATATCAGCTAAATTTTCTTGTTGTTGTTCGAACATTTGATTGATGTATCTGTCTGTGTACCAGTCTATGGTATCTTTGAAAGCAGTTTTGAGTTCACTTTCATCATTAGGTACATTCCAAATCTTGTTACCATTTTCATCTACTTCTTGTAATTCGATGTTTTTATATATCATATCCCCAAGTTTTATAATTTTAATCATGTTGATTCTCCTTAGAAGTTTTGTAAATGATTTGTAGTAGTTGTTTGTCCACCTATTAAATCGTTTAAAGTTCCTGTACTTCCGTCTCTAAGTGTTACAGAAGAATTTCTATCAGCAATTATGTAATTTCCTGCTTCGTTATATAGTATTAATCCACTTCTGTTATTCCCTATTTGTGTAATAGTGCATTGAAAGAAATAAAATTCGGGTGTTGAATGAGCACCTGAAGGTGTTCGTGTTAAATCTGTATCTCCAAGTTCAATTTCGCAATTATGAAAAAGAGCTTTTAAACCCATAAAATCAAATCTTCTAAACATTCCTTCCCATATACCTAAAGGTAGAGATGGATCTGCAAAATCAGCAGTTTTCACTTTAATATCCTCAAAGAGGAATATTGAATTAATAGTTAATATTCCTTTTGCAGTATTTGAACTTGAAGCATCACATACATTAGTAAATACTGGTTTATTTGCAGTTCCATATTTTCTGAAACGTAATGTTTTATTTCTTACAACTGGAAGACTATTTATTTCAAATGTCTCTCCAGCTTTTAAATAGATTATTCCAAAACCTCCATCAGGGATACTATTCATTGCTTTTTCGGGTGTTGCAAACGGTGCAGCCTGACTTCCTTTATTCCCGTCATCTCCATTTACTGAGTCAACGTAGAATGTTTTCGACATAATGTTTGGAACTTCATTTATAGCTGAAACTAAGTTAGAATTTGGAAAATAAATTTGATTTAATTGATCTAAATCTCCTATTACATCAACTGTTCTGGCATTTAATTCAGGATCATTTAATAAAGTATTGTTGAACGGTTGTGGTCTTGGCATTTTAGAATCCTCCTATACATTGCTTTGGTTGTTTTAGCTCGTATTGAAGAGCTAAGATTTCAATCTCTTTTAGGAGGTTTAAAAGCAGCTTTTGTTCCGTATTTGAAAAGTCCTTCATTTCAATAATCATTGCATTTTCTCCAAGTAATTCTTTTGTATTCCAAAGTCCCCAAGCAATGAATGCGTATCCATCCAAACTTGGTGGTGGGTTTTCTGTTTTTGTATAGAAACAAATCCCTGTAATGTCACAAGGTGGTAGCCTATTTTCTTTTTCATACAATTCCCTGCATTTGTCACAGCTAACATCTCCTACTCCTGAGATGAACGAGATGTATTTTTTGATTTTTTTTTCTCTTTTTCCTCTAAGTTGACAAGATACATAGCTTTCTCTATTAGCTTTTCCAATATTTCAGGTTTTGCCTGTGTTAAACCTGTTAAAACAAATCTCACCTTTTCTTTTGAAAATTTAATTTCTTTTCCATCTGCATCCTGTAATCCTTCCCATCCTATGATTGCATGTTCAAAAATCTCTCCCATAAACTCTGGTGTTCTTTCAAGCTCTCCTTTATTCGTATATCTTTCCTGTATTTCTCCAACGATGAAAGCATCAACAGGTCTTACATAGATTTTTGCGTCTTCAACTTTTACTTCAAAAGTTCCGTCAAAATCTTTAAAATTTAGTTTCATTTATATCCTCCAAAGTTCTGTATTTATTTTGTTTGTTAGCTTTATCTGAATTTCTTTTTGCGTATTAGTGGCAAGTGGTATCAGCTCAAAATCAAGAGAGATTAGATCTGTTCCTGAAACGTTATCTCCAGATTTATTAAATTTGCATTTTGGAAGGATTATCTCTATTTCATATCCTTCTGTATGTGTGAATTTTAGATTTGCTGACACTTCGCTGTCGTTTTCATACATAGAGATAATGTCGTCTGCATAATATCTTGGGATTTTAAATGAAAATCCTACTTCCCTTTTTCCGTTTCTTGCAGGTTCATCTAAATGCAAATCGTTTGATTGTGTTTGAGTTAAATTGTTATTTACAGAAAGTGAGAATTCAGAAATATTTACAGATATTCCGTTTAGTTTGAAATCTACATCTGAAAATAAAACTCTTTTAAACTCTCCATCTCTATAAGTCCATGTAGAGCTATCTATACTCTTTAATTTTCTATCGTAAGACAAAAGGTCTAAATCTATCTTTACAACATCTCCAGTTGAGCCCTGAATAGTCATTTGATTAATAAAACATGATATAAACTCATGCTGTGAAACCTGCTTATCAATGACTAATGTAAATCTTCTAACCTTTTTATCTGATGTTTTTATCCCAGTAGATGTTTTGATTCCTTCGTTTGTTCTCCAAGGTCTTGTTTCAAGGTCATCATCTGGTTCAATAGTGTGAACATAAAATCCGTTTCCTAAATCTACTACGGAATTCCATTGTTCATGTCCTAATGCACATAGAAAAATCTCTTCAAGACCTGTATAAACTGCTTCAAGTGATAAGCTTCCTGAAGCTGTAATTTTTGTAACGTCCATAACTTCATAAGAAGCAAATCCGTGAAGATAATTATCTTTCACAAATTCTTTATTCTTTCCAAGTCCTTCCCCTGTAAAAGGCAAAAGAGTAGAAACGGATACAGGTGTTCCCCAGTTTGTTCCGTCCTCTCTCTTGTATGCAGATTTTGCTAAAAATCCTTTAGCTGTTGCCATTATGCGTACCTTTTAATCTCAAATTCGTTAGAAGATCCAGATTTTAATAAAGTAAACTCTACTGTTTGCTTAATGATTTCAGCACCGCCGACAGGGTCACCGACTTTTGTTACTTTTGCTTTTGGAATGTTTATCTCAAAGTTGTTTGTTCCGTCTGTTGCTGTTAAAACAATCGGAATTTCTGCATCTAAATCAAAGTAATCGTTAAATGTATCATTTGCATATCTTGCGATGTCTATTGACAAACTAACTTCTCTCTTTCCATTTCTGCTAACTTCAACTGTTTCTTTTTTATTTTCAAAAATAGCTGTTAAGTTGTTGTTTAACTGTAAATTGAACCCTGCTATCCCTATAGGTGAACCTCCAGCTGAACAGGAAAAATCAGAAAATAAAATTCTTCCGCCAAAAGGAGAAGCTCCGTCTATATCTGCAGATGTATTTGTAGCAGATGTTCCTCTGTTTTTCAGTTTTGCAATAGTATCAAGTGAAACTTTTATAGTGTCCCCTGCAGAGCCTTGAATTGTTAACTGATTTATTTTTACTCCTGCAAATTCGTGAACAGATACTTGTTTGTCAACTGCAACAGTAAGGGATTTATTTATATCTTCTGCAAGTGAAAAGATATATGGATCTGCAGATGTCCCTGTTCCAGATTTTGTCCCCAGTGCAATTTCAAATATTTCATCAAGTCCTGTGTATGTTGCTTCCAGTTCTATGGGACCTGAGACATTTATCTGTGTGATTTCTGCTCTTTCTATTCCTTCGCTTCCTAAAATGTTATCTGATGCTCTACCAAATTCTTTTGATAGTCCTTCAGAAACAAAAGGTATCAATTGAGAAACGTTTACTGGTGTTCCCCATGTTGTCTCTTTTCCTACTGCTGCCTTTGCAGCAAAACCTTTAGCTGTTGCCATTATTTAATTTCCTCCGTTTGTACTAAAATCCTTGCGAAAAAATATGGCTGAAAATAGCCCTGGTCCGTTTCAAACTTTTTTACCTGAATGTCTAAAACAAGACCATTTAACCTGTCATTTTGTTTTAAACATTCAATAATTAGCTCTTTAATATCAAGAATTTGCCTTGTTGCTTGCTCTACATCTTCATTTTTTATTCCATACTGGATAGCTGTTTGAGAAATAAGCTTGTATTCTACATTTGAAAGTTCTTGCACATCTTCCCATTGTGGATAATACGAGATAAAGGGATAATCGTTTGGTTTTGCTCTTTCCCTCAATTTGTTTCCTATGAAATGTGAAAAATTTTTGCCAAATTCGTTGTTAGCAAAATCAACTAATGGTTGATAACCTGAAACCGTATTTTTAAGCTGACTTAAAACTGTGTAATCCATTTATCCCCTCTGAAATCCCATTGAGCCTAAATTCCAGCTTGTTGTATATACTCCAAGTGTCGCAGGTTCTACCTGTTTTTCTTTGTCTTTGTAGAGTTTTTCATACTGTTTTGCTTTTTCTATGAATACTGAATCTTCAAATTCAGAAGAACGAACGCAGGCTTTATAAGTTGCATAGTAAACTGCCAAAATCTTTAATGTTTCGTTTGGAAGAGTTATGTCAGATGGATTTATGCCTTTTATCTTTAAAAGATTGTCTATGTAGTTATCAGCTTCTACTAAATCTTCTTCTAAAACTGTAACTGTCGTATCTGTTATGTCAACAAGGCTTGCATATTTAGCCATCTAAAAACTCCTCTATTGTTTCTATAAACTCCCTTACAACTGCCTTTTCTCTGTTATCAAAATCTGCATAGAAAAATGGATATTCTTTGCTTCCCGGATGCCACACGCTTTTTGCAAAGAAATATTGCCCTTCTTCTTCCCATCTGAGGGATTTTCTTCTTTTTGGCTTTATCTTATGTGCGTGAGTCCCGTATTCAACGAATGGAGCATACTTTGCATTTACAAAAACCTTTGCCTGATATTTTCCAAGTGGTCTCCAGCCGATAGAGTTTTGTAAAAATCCAGTTCTCGGCGTGAACGATTTTCCAGCGTCAATGTATTCATGAATTTCCTGTGTATATCTTTCAGCTGCCCTTTTTACGCCTTTGCTTATTAGTCTTTTTAGCTCTTGGCTGTTTAGCTTTTTTTGAAGTTCCTGTATTCCCTTCACTTGGATTTTCATTTTCTTCCTCTATGATAAGTTTATCTCCGAACTGAGCCTGTAAAAGCATAAGGGAACGCTTTGGAACGTTCCCTTTACTTTCAGAGTTTTCAAACTCTATTCCTGACAAATATCCGTTAAAGTTTTTCCATGGAAGTTTAACTTTCATTAGTTTGTCACTCCTTCAATTTTTGCTACGTGCCATGGAGAATGAACGTAAAAACCTGCAAACCACTGAACTCTATATCTAACTGCGGCTTTTTGCTCTAATTTTCCAATTTCCTGAATGTCAATACCTGCATTATCTCCAAAGTAAAGACCAGACGCTGCTTCTGTTCCAAATCTAACTGCGTAAACTCTTGTGAGGTTAGTTCCTGTTCCTTTTGTAAGGTCTGTTGGTAAGTATTCGTTTCTGAGTATAGGTATTCCATCGTAAGTAGGAATTCTTCTTCCAAATCCTGGAACTTGAATATGTTCAGGTGTGAGGTTTAAACTCCTGAGTAATGCTCTGTAAGACCTGTATGTTCTTGGGTGCATTATGATTGCGTCAGGTCTTGGGGTAACTTTATCTACTAACTGGTCTAAAAGCTCAAAAGAAAGTGCAGAACCGTTTGTTCCTGTATCTACAACTTGACCTACATCAACGTATTTGTCTATTCCTTCAAACTCGTTTGCATTATTTGCAGGGTCTCCGTTTATGAGAACGTTTTTGTATCCTCTTGCGATAGATTCAACTGCTGACTGTGATTTTTCTGCAACTTTATCAATGATGTTCTGCATTGCAACTCTTTCCCAGTCAAAAACGTCAACATCTCCGATGAAGGCTTTTAAGTATGTTGTTTTTTTAGTTCCTGATGGGCTGAGCTGTGGAACATTTCCAAATGGGTCTGTTGGTGAAGCTGTTACAGGTGTATCAGGTCTATACCAAGTATGAGCTTCTGCATCTGCTCTTTTGAAAGGTAAAACTGCAAACATTTCATCAATGTCTGGAAAGAACTCTATTATGGCTCTTTCAGCTGATTCTGTTGTCATTCTTCCTGCTAAATCAATAAGTGTTGGCATTATTTATTACCTCCAAATTTTTTACTTAATCCGAGTTTTAATCTTTCTTCTTTTGGTAAATTTTCTGTATTTTGTGGTTTTTGCGGTGTAGTTCCAGAACCTTCACCTTCCGTTGCTTTGAAAAGGTGAGGTTTCTTTTCTTTGAGCTCTTTTAAGAATTCTTCAACAGGTTTTCCGTTTACTAAAACTTTTCCGTCTTTCACTTCTGCTTTTTCTTTTGCCATTAGCATCACAAGTTCAGGATCAATAACTCCCATCTTGTTTGCTTCTGATAAAACTGCATTTGATACTTTTTCCATTTCATAAGCTTTTTTGAAGTTTTGAAGTTCTGATTGAAGCTGTTCAACGGTGGTTGTTTTTTCTTCTGCCTGTTTTGCTTTTTCCATCAGTTCTTTTATCTGCTCTGGTTTTTCAAATCCGAACTGTTTTACAAATTCTTGAACTGCTTCTTCTTTTGCTTTTTCAATGTCTATTCCTTGTGAATTATCAGAGCTGCCAGCGTTAGCATTCCCACTATTAGTGTTATCACTGCCGTTTCCACTATCGTTTCCTCCATCATCAGGTGCACCTCCAGCAAAAATTGGTACCCATCTTCCGTTGAGAAGAGTCCATTTTCCATACTTTCTATTCAATGTTATAAACCTCCTGTAAAGTTTGTTATTAAAAGATAAAGAATTGTGTTTTTTGGTGTGAACGAATTGAACGATTAACAAAAAAAAGCCCTCTCATTGCGAGAGGGCAGGGGGAGGCAGAGGTGTGGGAGAAAATTAGAAAGGAATGTCTTCTTCTGTTTCTTCCTGATAGTCGTTTATTTTTTGAAGTAGTGTTTCTAACTGTTCGTTTGTAAGCTCTTTAGAACTGTTTACTCCAAATTCTTCCTGAATAATTTCTTTTATTTTTTCTGAACTTAATCCTTTTTCGTTTGCTACATTTTGTATCGCTTTTAGTAGTTCTTTTCTGTATCGTTTTTTCATTATAGTTTCTTTTATTTCTTTCCAAGTGTAATAGTTGTCAGTTTCTGTTAATGAAGATATTCCGTATTTTTGGAAAATTTTGTTGATGTCTATTTCTGCATCTTCTGCTAATAGCCTTAACTGGTCTTCTAAAAGTATTAGCAATTTATCTATTATTTCCGAAGCTTCTGATTTTGTTAACTCTGTTGAGCTTTCTTTTCCAACTTGATTTTTTAGCCATTCTTTAAACTGATGTTCGTAAAAATCTTGACTGATTAGAGAAGCTACTGCATGAAGCATTTTTATTTGCTCTTTTGTTATAGGTTCTTCTTCTGTTTTTACTGCCTGTGGATTTTCATCTTCAAGTTCTTCAACTGATGTGTATCCTGTGATGTTGAATGCTTTTCTTAATGCTCTGTTTACTGCTCTTGTTTCTGCCATTTCTTGCGGGTTTGTTTTTACTGCCCAGCTTTTTTCGTTAGTAGAAGCTTTTCCCCATCCTACGTATGGTTCTTTTTGTCCTTTTAGATAAACTTCGGCTCTCCAAAGATGAATGTCTTTTGGATTGTTTCCTATGAAGTAGGCTTTTCTTTCTTCTTCCGTTGCTGGTCTTGTTTTTATTCCTTCAAGTTTACCAGAGTTATGGGCTATGTGAAGCAGTCCTGCATTTGTTATGTATAACCTGTCGTTTATTATCGTTAGGTGTCCTAATATAGGATTTAGTCCTAACTGCTGTGCGGCTAATACTACTAATGCTCTTTGTTCGTTTGTGTATGGTTTTCCTTCTCTGTCCCTTAATACTAACTGTCCTGCTTGCTGCATTAGTTTTGCAGGATCAACATTTCCTACAAGAGCTGTTGCAGGTATTTCTGGTTTTGTGATATTTGTTTCCATGATTAATTTACCTCCAATTGTTTTAATTTTTCATCAATCAATGAAATTCTTAAATCTATTTCTTCAATGTATTTACAACCATTTCTGCATTCTTCGCTTTTTTGAATGTGTAAGAGTTTTAAACCTTTTAAAATCATCAATTCTTTTTTTAAAAAAGAGATGTATCTGTCTCTTAATATAGGGTCATCAAACATCAGCATTCTCTACCTCCTTTATAGCTTTGTCTCTTAAAAATTCAATAATTTTTTCTATCTGCTTGATTTCTTCTTCATACTCAAATGTCGTTCCAAGTGCTCTTTCTATGTTTGTTAAAATTGTTTGCGTCTTTACAGGAATTCTGACTAAGTTTTCTATCTCTTCAAATGCCGTTTCTATTCTTATTTGCTCTCTTATCTTCTTGTCTTTTTTTAAATCTGCTAAAACAAATGTTTTTCGTTTCTTTTTCAACTTGCAATCCTCCCGTTTTGTTGTTAATTTTTATTTGCGTGTGTTTTTGCTTGAGGAAGGGTTCTCCTTTGTGGGAATTCTTCCTTTTTTATTTCTCTCACAATTCCCATAGCGTCTTTTAATCCTTTTGCATAAACAGTCCAAACAACTTTCTCTCCGTAGAACTTTTTAACAATCCAAGTATTTTCTTTGTAAGCTAAACTAACCATCATTTTTCCTCCTTTATGTAATAACGAATTTCTTTACTGTTTGAATCTTTTCCTTTAAAGACATGTTCCCATTGCTTGTTTTCTGTCTTGCTTTTGATGATTACCGTATTTCCTATTTCCTGAACTTCATAGAACTCAGAGTTTAAGTAGCATTTTGAAGCTCCAAAATCTAAAATTATTGTCATCACACTTCCTCCATTACATGTTTTTCTACGTTGTTTTTTAATGTTGCTGACGGTGCAAACTCAATCCTTACCTTTGCAGGCAAAACCTTTTCTTCTTTTGTTTTTGGATGTATGTATCTTCTTGGTTTAGAAGTTCTTGTGAAAAATGTTCCAAAATGCGGAATGTGTAGCCTGTCCTCAGCTTCTAAAGTTTTGGAGATTGCTGTAAAAACTTCATCAACTACTTTAGAAGCTGTTTCAAAGTCCGTATTGCTGTTTTTTGATACTGCGTGTTTAAATTCGTAGTAAGTCATACTTTAAACCCTCCTGTTTTTTTTATTTGGTGCAGGTCTTTTAGGGCTTTGTTTCTAAAATCTCTATACTTTTTCTCTGTTTGTATCAGCATGTAATACATAGTCAGCGTGATAAATCCCCACACCACAGAAGCAACTAAAACTCCTAAAACGAACCAAGTAATCCATTCCATCACTTTTCACCTCCTTTGTAGTCTTAAATCTTTTGTTTCATTAACTTCTAATGTTTTGCATGTTTCTAATAGTCTTGAAATGACAGGTTCTTCTTTTATGAAGTTAAAAAAGTCTTTTATCCCTGCGTTTGTAGTTATGAAGATGAGTTTTTCATTGTTGTATGCGTGGTAGATTATTTCTGTTGCAAACTTTTTCTCCCAGCTGTTTATGTTTGGATTTAAATCATCAATTAGAAAGCAGTCGTATTTTGAAAGTCTTTTGTTATCCTGCTCTTTCTTTACGTCAAAGTCCTGAAATGTTATGTATAGAGGATTGTTTATTTTGTGTGTGTAAACCAACTGTGCTATTTTATAAATAGTTGCAAATGTTTTTCCAATTCCAGCTTTACCGCTCAGGATTAAGCCCTGAGCGTCCTTTTCTTTTTTGATTAGCTCTAATGCTTTTGTTTTTTGTTTTTCTTTTGACAGAACTGCCTTTATGTATTTGGCAGGAAATTCTCCATCTTCAAGTATTTTTTGTATGCTGTTTATATCTCTTGGTTTTAGAACTCTTACTAATCTTTTCTCTTTCTCTACCCAGTAGAACCTGTCATCTTCAAGATAAATGCTTTCACCTTTTACAATATTTATTGCTTCTTGCGGTGTTTTTGCCATTATCATCTGTATCACCCCCTTTAAAACGGAACGTCTTCCGTATCATCTGGTTTGTTGATGTGTTGCAAATAGTAGTCAACGCCTCTTTCGTTTTCAGGGGATGTCCATTTTTTCTTTTGTGTTTTCTGTGATTTTTTTATTGCCGGGAGTAAGGCTCTGAACTGTGAAATTCCTCTTGCTCCTTTTCTTTGCGTATTTTTGAAGTTCTCATAATCTGCTTGGAGTTGTTCTACTGTTTCATTGTTTTGCTGATAGATTTTTACAAGCTCTTTTAAGTGTTTTCCTATAATCCCCTGATATTTCACAGACATCAGTTTTTCTGGCGGTTCGTTGTTCCAAAGTTCCATATACCAGCCCATAAGGTGTCTTATGTCAACTTTGTCTTTTTGCTTATCTTCTAAATAGACCTGAATTCCTTTTATGAGCCTGTCTAATTTTGTTTTTGCTTCCTTTCCTGACTTTGCATTTCTTATTTCTATAAGTCTTTTCAAAATGGTTTCGTGTCTCATAGCAAGACTCCTCTTTTCTTTCTTAAAATTTTCAGTCTTTCTCTTATTGCTTCTTCTGTTCTTCCAAGCTGTTTTGCTATTTCCTGAGCTTTGTTTTTGTTGAACCTTAAAGTTCCGTTGTGTTTAAAGTTTTTCATCAAGATTTCATCTTCCCATTCTTGCCAGTTCTGGAATTTTCTACCCTTTTTTCCACTGTGTCTTTTGGTCTTGTGATATAGCTTGTAATACTCTTTTTTGCATTCCTTTGAGCAAAAGATCTGCTTTTCTTCAAATGGAACGAATTCTTTACTGCATACTGCACACTTTCTTTTATCTATGTATTTTTCCCAGTACTGTGCGTATCCTTTTAATGCAAATATTCCTTCTGCTACTGCTGTGATTGTTGCTTTATAGAGCTGCTGTTTTATGAAGTTTTTTACTTTGTTTCTTAAAAAGGATTTTCCTAAAAACTTATACTTTGTTTCTTCAAGATCTTTCACTATATCTTTTGGTGTGAAAACTTTTCTTTTGACCATGAAAGACCAGATTGTGTTTTTCATATTGATACCTCTACTGCTTTTATTAATTTTTTGATTTCTTTTTCTGACAATTGTTCAAGCTTCATTCCTTTTGCGTAGTATAGAAGCCTGTCAATTTCTATGGTTGTCCAGTTTCTCTGCTTTGCTATTTTTAGAAGGTTTTCATCTGTTCTTATTTTGTAGTGGTCTGCAAGCTGTCTAACTGTTTTTTCTGATATTGGAGCAAGGGATTTTCTGATAATAACCCTTTTGTTTAATGCTGGATATTTCCCCATGTGTTTTAAAAGGTCAAGGTCTCCAAGAAGTGCAAACCTGATGGGAAACTCTTCAAATACGTCTTTTATTTCTCCCATTAAGGTTCTTTTTGACAAGAGCCTTTGAGCTTCGTCTAAAATTACTATCGGGCTTTGTCCTGTTGCTTCAAGGTATGTTGATAAAAATTCAAGTGTTTCTTGATAGCTTCTGGAGATTGCAGAGCCTAATACTCTTGCAAGTTCTCTTGTAAACTTTGAAGGTGTGTCAAGTGTTTGTGATACTTTCATGTAAAAAACGTCGTGATACTGTTTTGAAAGCATTTTTGCTGCTTCTGTTTTTCCTACTCCGTAGTTTGCAGATACAACTGCAAGCCCTTGCTTATTGTCTTTAATTGTTTTACGGAGCATTAAGACGACTTTCTCAAGTTCTTCAAAAGCGTGTGTTTTCACTTGCATTTCAATCTTCCTCCATTAAAAGTTTTTCTAATATGTTTTCTTCTTCTGGTTCTTGATGTTCTTCTTCATTGATAAGGTTTTCTTGAAGCTGTTCGTATAGTGGTTCTGTGGATATTTCTACCTTGTGAGGATCCTCCTGGACTGCTTCTACTTCAAGCATTGTTTTTTCTGCTTCAAGTTTTTGAACTCTTTTCTGAACTCTTTTTTGTTTTTGAACTGCTTGTTTTTGCGATACTGCGTCAAGGTGTATTGGCTGGCTTATAAGTTTGGCAACTCCCAAGTATTCTCCTGTTTCGTGAGAATAAACGAAAAGATTTGTGATATTTTCAATGTCTCTCAAACATACAACTGCAAGATTTTCTCTTTTTCTTCCAAGGTCTGTTTCTACTTTGTGGTGAATGAATTCGTATATTAAGTTGTCTATCTGTATTTGGTTGTTTATTACTTTTCTTTCAAATCTTTGTGAGAATGCCTGTCTTATTATTTCTTCGTCAAGCTGTTTTGTTCCAAGTCCGTATGCCTGAACTATTTCTACAGGAGAGAATGAGCCTTGAATGTGCTTGAAGTTGTGATTTTCTTTATTGTATGTTTCTATTGCAAGGTGCCATAGATCTTCAAAACTTCCTTCAAATCCTGATGCTCTTATCAGCCTGTTTGTTCCTTTTATTCCATCAAAAGCTTTTTCTATTAGCTTTGAACCGGGGTTGTAAGATTTTGTGTTTTTATATTTAACTTCAAGCTGTTTGAATGCAGATATAAGATACTGGTTTTTTATCACTTTTTCGTTGTCAGACTTGATAGCTTTTGGAACTCCGTATTGAATGAAAAGTGTCATGAAGTAGTATGCAAGGTCAAGGGAGTTGAATGCTTTGTTGTAGTATTTTACATTCTTTTCTTTGTTCTCAATTATATATGGCGGTAGGAAGTATCCAGAAAAGCTGTCTCTGATGTTCATAATGGAGTAGTTTTTGCCGTTGTATGAGTATCCAGTAGCGTCTATTTCCCACAGTCCTATTTCTCTTTTTACGGTTCCTTTTGGTTTTACATATTTTGCAAGTTCTTTTTTCAGCCTTCTGTTTTTCTCAAGTTTTTCATGTGAACCAAACTCCCTAACTATGAAGTAATCAATGAATTCGTAAAATGCTTTCTTGCCGAGCTTGACATTGTCGGCTATCAGGTCTATCTTTATCATCTCGTATATTTGGGAGTTTGATAGAACCCTGCTCCTTCCTTTTTCTTCTGTGCGGAAGGTCAGCAGGGTTTTTATCTTGCTTCTGGTTTTTTCAGAGAGGGACTTGTAGATTCTTAAATTTCTTTCTCCGTTTTTTCTTCTCTCCTGTCCCTCTCCTTTTATAATTCTGTGAACTTTAGATTTACTTACTCCAGTGATTTTTGCTATCTCTCTTACAGAAAAACCTTGTGCGTGCAACTCTAAGATCTTAGACTTCATGAGCCTCTCCCTTTTAATCTGTTAAAATCAAAAAGTGCTTTTCTGTCCTTATAATCTTCCATATCCTTGTAGGTCTTTTCTTTTAGTGCAAAATAAAATTCTTCTGCGATTTCAAGTGCTTTTTCTAATCCGAAATGAAATTCTATTTCTATGAGTGCGTCCCAGATTATGTCTTTGTTTCTTTCAAGAATTTTTGTTGGTGGTAAGAGTTCTTTCTCTTTCTTTTGTTTTGACTTTGGCTTTTCTTCTGCCGCTGGTTCTTCTTCGTTCCAGTCGTCCCAGCTTCCGTCGTATTCCTCTTCACCTTCGGGGGTGTTTACAAAATTTTGAAAGTTTTCATTTTTTTGTAAAGAGTTGAGCATATAAGATACTCTTTGTTGTGAAATTCCTAAATTTTTAGCAATTTCCTCTTGTGTATAACCTTCCCTATAAAGTTCCAAAGCCTTTTGTTTTAGCTTTTCTTTTTCAAGTTTTTCTTTGTTTTTTAAATCTTTTATCCAGTTGTAAACAGTTCTTTCTTCTACGCCGAATAATTCTGCTATTTCTTTGGGTTCGTCGCCTTGTAAATATAAAGTTCTGGCATTTTCAATTTTTTCCTCTCTGGTTAGAGGTATTCCGTGTTTTAGGTTTGCCTTTATGGCTACTTTTCTAAACTCTTTTTCATCATTCAGGTCTTTGAGTTTTGCTTGTATGTAGGTTTTTCCTGCTTTTTGGTGGGCTAAATATCTATGGTTTCCATCTACTATCCAATATTTACCGTCTCTAGGGTTTTTCCAAACAAGTATTGGGTCAAACTCTACGCCGTTTTTTATCATTTCTGCGTATTCTTCTACCTTTTCAGGTATAGTTCCTGTTATTACTCTTGGAAGAAGTCCTTGAGGTATATAAAGGTCTGAAATATCTATTTTTACTATCATTTTCTCAATCCTCCTTGTCGTTCAATCCGTTCACGGAATTTTTGAAATAGTTGTATGTTTTGGGTATGGAAAAGTTTGCAGATGTTTTGCTTGAGCTTGTTAATAAGGGATATTTAGATTTTGTTTTTATGGTGTTGTCCACTATTCTATTTTTCAAAGCTGACAAACATAGAAAGGAACTGAAAACCCCGTCTGCTAATTTAGTTGCGTATGTATATTTACTTCTCATTATTTTCCTCTTTTTCAAATTTTTCATAGATTATGTCCTCAATATTTGAAAGTTTTGTGTATAGCACTAAAATTAACCCCATTATCAAAGCTCCTATCATGGAAAATCCAACTTCTAAAACCTTAATTAACTCTTCCATCTCAATACTCCTCCTTAAAAATGGTCTTCTTCAATGTTATTTTTATTAGGGGCAGGGCTTTGTAATAAATCTTTGAAGGTAAACGAATGTGAGCGAAGCAAAGGAACCAACTCGTTCTCAACAAAATTCTTATCAAGTTTCTCTTGATGGACGTTCAGTTGAATTGAATGTTCATCTTGACAATAAACAGTTAATAGCTCTTTTAATTCTGTTAATTCAGAAAGTAGATTTTTTAGAAGCTGTTTTATCTCGGCTTGCTCTAAAAGAAGGTCTTTCAAAAGACGATTTGGATAAACTTCTTGATGAGAGCCTAAAATCTTCTTCCCAAATCGTCTCTGATATTTTGGATAAAATGAAGGATTAACACTTTTTAAAGCCCTGCCCTTTTTTACCTTTTTCATATTAATATTCCTCCCTTAACGTCATAACCTTGCTTCTTATTACTGCTCTTTTTTGGTTAAGGACTGTTAGAGCTTCATCTATTTCGTTGAGATATAGAAGCAGTTCTTCTTTTGTTATTCTTCCGTCTTCACGGATTTCAACTTCCGTTTGGGGAACATCGTGAAGTTCTTTCATCAGTTTTGAAAGTTTTATGTCTTCTTCAGCTTCCTGTATTTCAACTTTCATAGGAACATATCCGTATCTTCTGAGTATTTCTTGTAAAACTTGCTGAAATAGTTCAGGTGTTTCATCTTTTAGAACATCAAAAATATCAACTGCTTTAGATATAGGATCTCTACGATAGTGTGGATTGTCCGTGTCATTTGCCCAGCTATAAATTGTCTTTGCTGAAATGCCAGTTCTGACCTGAAAAATCAAAGGATTTTTCCTTTTGATAAATTTTTTGTAAACCCAATTAAAGTTTGCGTGTGCCATGATATATACCTCCTAAAAGTGATTTATTTTTCTTCAGATTTTTTCTCAGATTTTTCCACGTTCTCTAATACATAAGGAAAAAGCGAGCCTCTCGGAACTTCTAAAAAATCCTCTATTGCTTTTGCTATTCTGCGGGATTTGTCGCCTTTGTATAGAAAGCGATACATAAATGTGGTAGAGATGCCTAACTCTTCCGTAAGGTCTTTTAGTGTCATTCCTCTTTTTGCCAGTTCTCCTTTTATGAAGTTTACAGCTCCGTATTTTTTTATTTCTTTATTTATGTCTTTAGTTCTCATACTTTTACCTCCTTGTCGTTCAAATCGTTCACAGAAATTTTTAAATAGTTGTATGTTTTGGGTATGGAATTAGATAAAATTTTGGTAGCAATTCTTTTAAATAAGTTTTTGCAACATGTATTTGTTTTTATAGTGTGTGTGCATTTGCTTTTTAAAGCAGAGAAAGAAAATGTAGAATTAAAATCTCCTTTTATAAAAATTAGTTCTTGGCTAATTTTCATTTTGGTTATCTCCCTCTTTGGAGTTATTCTTTTTGATTTGGTTTTTTATATCATTAACGAGATCAAGCAAAATTGAAAATTTCAGGTCTAACATAAGGATTACACCGAAAATTAAAGCACCTGTTATTGAAAAACCAATCATTAAAACCACAATTAACTTTTCCATAGTAATCTCCCTTTTTTCTTATTTACTTCCTTGATAACTCTGCGACCAAAATCTTTTAAGAAATGCGTGATATTTAGTAATTCTCTGATAGGAATACTTTGTGTATGAGCTTTTAAGATAACCTTGCCTTTACTTCTTTTTTCCTGTTTAATATTACCTATACTTGACATTTGTATATTCTCCGTGTGTGTTGTTAGATATAAGTATATGACATTGGTTGTAAATTGTCAATAGTTTTATTGACATTGGTTGTAAAAATTAGTAGTAATTTTTTACAAAATTTTGAAAGTTTTCAATTTTTTGTAAAAATTTTAGAACTGAATGAATGATATAGGGCAAAGAATAAAACAGCTTAGAAAGATGTTAGGTTTATCTCAAAGGGAATTTGCCGAAAAGATAGGAAGGGCTTTGAACACTATTCAAAGATATGAAAGTGGTTCAAGAACTCCCGACGAAAGCACCTTGAAACTGATAGCCAAAGAATTTGGAGTATCAGAAGAATGGCTCAAAAAAGGGGAAGGTGAGATGTTTTTGGAGACAGCTGTTGCCGAAAGAGAGGAAGAAGGGATAAAAGTTCCCTTTTATCCAGATGTGACACTTTCAGCAGGAGTAGGTTTAGAACCTACCACAGAGGAACATTTCTGGATAGAAATATCTCCAGACCTGATGGTTAAACTTATCGGGATAGTATATAAAAAAGGATTAACCTTACTTCCAGTTTATGGAGACAGCATGGAACCAACGCTTAAATCTGGTAGCGTGGTTATGGTCAGACTATGGGAATATGAAAACAATTTCATAAACGGAGCAATTTACGCATTCAGAGTAGATGGGGATCTGTATGTAAAAAGAGTAGAGCTGGACCCGGTAAACCAAATAATAACATTCAAAAGCGATAACCCAAACTACAGCTCATTCCAAATGAAAAAAGAAGAAATCGGAAGATTAAAAATAATCGGAAGAGTTTTAATAGATATGCATGGGGTTTATTGATGGTTGAAGACAAGAGAGGTCTTCTTGCAAAAACCTTCACTTTGTTTGACAAATACCCTGAGTATGTTGTGCTTTTTGCTTTCTTGATTATTACTCTTGGTTTTCCCACCATAGGAATTATTTGGGGGAAAACAGAAAAAGTTCAATTACTAAGTATAGACTTATATCAAAATATTTTTCTCGAAAATTATGGAATGTGTGCTATATCAGTTTTTTTTCTTTTTATTAGTATAATAATTTTTATAAAGATCCGAAAGAATTATAAAAAGGAAATACATAGAGTGTCAGAAGAAAAAAGAAAATTACAGGAACTTTTATTAAATAGGAGGTTGCCGAGATCGGGAAACTCGGAGGTGTGAGAAGATGGAAAGTAATGGTATTTTAATAATTTACTATGTATTAATGTTTATGCTTATTTTAGCCCTGTTTTTATTATTCATGACAAAATATAAAGCACGAAGGGATAAACATAGGTATATGCTATATAGAATAAGAGATAAACTTGTAAAATATGGTATAGAAGGGAAAATAGAGCCTGAAAGTAAAGAGTTTAACATTTTATACAAAATGATTAATCAAATCATAGAATCAGCAGAAGAATATGACTTAGTGAAACTTTTAAAAATAATTTTACAGATGGAAAAGATTATTAAAAAACAAAAATACCCAAAATTTATTGATAATAAATATATTGAAGAAATATTAGAAGACTTAGCTATAGCTATATATACTTTCGTATATGAAAACAGCTTACTCATAAGAACATCTTTAAAAATAAGAAAACTACATTTAACAAAATTATTTACTTTATTAAAAAAGCTTCTTGAAACACCACAATATGAAATATATAGAAAGGCAGAAGATATTAAACATCAATTGGATAAACTTAACTATACATAAAACATTTTGGGGGAAGTTATGAAAAAACTCATCAAATGGTTTTTTATCGGGATAATTGGACTTGCTGCAATTAGTGTCATCATGGATAATGGTTCAAGTTCAACTTCAACAACTTCAGATAGTTCAAAAACAGAAGCTAAAAAGATACCAAAAGAAGGAAAAACTCAAATCAAAACAGTAGCCAATAAAGATACTAAAAAAGCAACTAACGAAGAGCCACAAAAACCATATTGGAAACATGCTTGGGGAAACATATGGGTAGGTGTAAAACTTTATTATGGTTCTGGATCAAAGAAAATGTATGTTGGAAAAGTTGTTGGAATAAAAAGTGATTTTAAAGATCCGTATACAGGTCAGGAATATGATGCAGTATTTGTTAAATATCCAAATGGAAAAATTGAACCTAAAAGAAGAGATGCTATTGTAAATGGTGAATGGTACGTTAGAAGCGATGATCCCGCTTTATAAAACCCCTCTCAAATACTCCGGGAGCAAATCCTTAGGATATGTTCCCTCTGCTATTTTATGTAAATGCCACCACCATTTTTCAATAGGTTGAGTGTCGTCGTCTTGAATAGCAGGATTAACTTTAAGAATTTCTTTTAAATTTCCTATCAAATATTTATCTATCTTTTGAACTTCTTCATTATCAGCGTATTCTTCCAATCCTTCCCTAATCACAGTAATATCCCATTCCATAACATCAGGGTCAAGAATTACAGCCCTTCTATAATCTACAAGCCAGCCAATTTTTCCTTCAGGGATTTTACCGTTCCTATTTCTTTTAACTTCCTGTTCCTTTGTTTCCAATCTTCAAAACTCCCTATTATGTAATAAACGCTGATTTTTTTATCTGGCGGTTCAACGATTACAACTTTTTCTTTATCACTAATAATATATCTTCTACCACTTTCAAAAACAATAGAATTTTCCTTTGACAAAGCATTCTTAATCCATCTGTTTAAATCTTCCGGTTTCTTAGGTCTAATCTTCACATCAGGTTCATATTTTCTTTTCCAAAAATGAACTAACAAACTATCAACTTTCTCATGTTTATTCAGATATTCTTCCACAGATTTAGGAAAAATATCAGGATTTTTCTTAATAAACTCTTTTAAGGGTTCGGTATCCAACATTTTCCATCTCCCCTTCCTCTTCACCCTTCCAATAGTCTGCAGAGGTTTAAATTCAGGAATTTTCATTAAATCCTTTTTCCTTTTAAATGCCCCTAACTCAAAATCAAAAAGTTCATTTACTTTTATTCCAGAAGCTTCTAAATCCTTCACATATTCAGGAGCAAAACTTTTCAAAATTCTTTCAGGAATTTCAGGTTTTTTCTTTTCCTTCATACCCTTTCTTTCAGCTTTTGGAAGAAGATAACAAAGACAAAGAGGGTGAGCCTTCTGCCTCGGGACTTTATCCTTTGGGAAAACACCTTTACCAAGACCGTAGTCAACATTTGCATAAACATCACATATATCAGGTCTTGGATGTGAGCTGGACAATCTCCACTGATAACCGACTATATAGGGGTTATCTTTCGTTATTTCAATCTGTGTAAGATGGTAAGCTCTTGATTGTTCAGTTTGAGAAATAACCTTCAGCCTGTAAAGCTGTTTATCGTAAGTCCACCACTTAACAGCTTTGTTTATTAACTCCTGATTACCTTTTTCAACAGCCTCATAAATCTTTTCAAAAACTGTTTTTGAAGCTGTATATGTTCCCTTTCTTGAAAGTTGATTTATGTATTTTTCAACCTGTTTTACAGTTTCATCCCATATCTCTTTCATCTCAGAGTCTTTTATATATCCCCTTGCAGCATCTTCAAGCTGTTTTAACCATCTTGGAGTTTCTTCAGCTAAAACATTTTTATACTGTGTTCTTGTCAGCCTTTCTATCTTATACTGCATGTCGTAAACAAGCTTGTTTACACCTATTCCCCTTCTAATTCCATCGGACACAACCTTTTTAAGCCCCTCTTTTAGTTCATTCTCCCAGTCCCATATCCTTTCAGAAAGATTAAAGCCATCTGCATATCTTTCCTCAAATACTTCTCTTGCAATGGATTTAACAAACTTATCAACAGGAATGCTTTTTGTTTTTTGTGAAATTTCAGCAGCTGCCGCAACACTCTCAATCACCTGTTTAACAGATGACATTACACCTTCTGCCTGTGATTTTGCAAAGTCATCAATCATTTTCTCCATTTCAGGAGTTATCTGGTAGCCGTTTTCCTGCAGATAACGGAGAAAATCCTGCGTAAACTCTTCCGTTTCTTTTTCAAGAGCTTCAAGATGTTCTTTTAAATATTGCAAGAAAACTTTATAAAGATTTTCCCAGTCCATTATAGACCTTCATTTTTCAGCTGATTGTCTGCTCCTTCAAGACCATCAACTTCCTTGTCTATCCTCTCCAGAGTTGCCTCATCCACATAGTCTCCAAGCATTTCCCTTGCCATTTTCTTCTTCAATTCTGCGTCAAATGTTTGAGAAATCTGTAAAGAAAGAGCGTCCATTGCATTCTTCAATTCTCTCTCAATATCTTTAAATGAAAAGTCCTTGTCGTATTCAATCTTTCCATCAAAACCACTTTCACCGTTCCATCTTGCAACTATGTCAGCAATCTTGTATTCAGCCTGTTCAAGATGAAGAGCAATTCCTGCCATCAATGAGTTCACCTGCTGAAACTCAAAATCAAGTGCCACACCAGATTTTCCAGACTGAGATCCAAGAGCAAATTCAAGATTTACAATCTTATACATTTGAGAAATCAGAAAGTTTATGTATTCAAGATAAATCTTTGCAGGTTCAGGTGGCGGAGCTATAAAGTCAGGTTTTCCGCCTCCTTCAGGATTGTAAGGTATAAAGTTTTCAGTTCCGATAGTTAGGTTTGAAAGCTGATTTGCAGTAGTTTCATCTCTAATTGGAAGAGTTAAAACAGGAAAAGTTATGTTTCTTAGAATCTCACGGAGTTCTGAAATAGCATTGTAAAAGTCAAAGTTTATCTGTGCTATGTCTTGGATAAAAGAAGGAGAGAAAACATCAAAAGGTAAAACCGTATCAGTCCATCTGACTGGAACAACAGGAACAATTCCAAGCTCGTGAGAACCAGAATCTATTATCTGTTTTCCTTCCTTATCCTTTGAAATTATCCATTCGTTATTAGTAAAACTTCTATAAACTTCACTTTCTTTAAAGACAATTCTTGAAATATTTCCATATGGGTCTAATTGAATATCTTCAACTTCATAGGGAAGTCTAATCACAGCATATGGAAGAAGTCCCATCTGCTTCTCTTCAAGTCTTGTTCTTGCTTTTCCTCTCGGTCTGTCTATTACAACTAAAACAGTTCCAAAAATTAAAGAAAGCTTTCCAGCCTTTCTCACAAAATCGTCTATGTATGTTCCTTGCTTGTCAACATTTTGAATAAAGTCCTCATATTCAGGAGTAGTTTCTCTGATTGGAGACTGTTTAAAAAGATGCGAAATGTAAGTATCAACAATCTTTTTTACATAGTTTGGATATATAGCAAGCTGCTTTCTCCTTTTAAACTTATCATCACTTTCTCGGGGATACTTGACAAGATAAGAACCGTCTTCAAAACCGCCTTTTCCTGTATAGCTATCAATATAAAACTGCCAATTTTTTTCCATTTTCATCTCCTTGTTTTTGTAAAAAAGATAAAGAAGTTTCAAGGCTTTCGTGTGCGAATTGAACGATTAATTTTTTGTCATTCGTTCAAATCGTTCACAAAACAAATAGCAATTATTTATCTTTGAATGAAAGAAAAATTGAAGGAGAAAATTTTGAATGCTAAGAAAAAAGGTTCAAGAGTTGAAAGAGAAATCAAAAAGATATTTGAAGAAAGTGGCTTCTCAGTTGTTCGTTCTGCTGGTTCAATTGGAGCTGCTGATTTACAAGTTGAAAAAATTGGTTCCGTTCAAGTAAAAGCCCGTAAAAGTTTTGCAGTTCTAAACTTATTTGACGGAGCAGACAAGCTTGTTATCAAAGCAGACAGAAAAGAAGCATACATAGTTATGCCACTTAAAGCTTATTTGGAGGAGATTTTAAAATGAACTCAAAAGAAAAAGAATTATCAGCTTTATGGAGAATGTATAGCAACGGTAAAGAGAATAATCCTAATAGCCTTAACAATGGTTTAACCGCCAAGAAAAAAACAAGTGAAGCAAACAAAAAGCTTATATACAAAAGCAGTTTTGAAATTAAAGATTTATTCATGGATAAAGTATATACAAACATGCTTCTTCCTGCAATCCTTGATGTAATCGGAAACAACATCATAAAAATAGGTGTAGCAATATCTGCAATAATAGCATCTATTGGTTATTTGATAGACAAAATTAAGGGGTGAACGTAATGACAGAGTGGACAGTCGGAATTGCAGTTGGACAGCTAACAGGAACAGTTTTAGCACTATTTTGGTTTTTAAAAACGATTAAAAGTGATATTTCGGAAATGGGAAAGGATGTTGCAGAAAAACATAACCATCTTTCGGAAAGATTAAACAATTTGGAAAAAGAACTTCCTTACAAGTTCATTACACAAGAACAAATGGCAAATCTATCCGCAGGATTAGATAGAAGATTAAAAAACATAGAAAATGCAAATTTTGAAATGCTTAAAAAACTTGAATATTTAAGAGGTCAAGAAGATACCAAAACAGAAATTTTAAAAACAGTCAGGGAGTTAAAAAATGAGAAAGATAAATAACCAAAGGATAGTCAGAGGAAAAATTTTACAATTCCTACACATCTCTTATCCATATCCAGCTATGGAAGAAACATTACTTTACTCTTTTTCAGAGGTAGGAATGCTTCCAGATGAAGTTAAAAGAAGTCTCCAATATTTAGTTGACAAAGGATATGTTGAAAAAGAAGAAAAAAACCTTGTTGAAGTTAGAAATCAAAAAGTTGCTTTATACAAGCTCACACCTACAGGTGTAGAACTTATGGATGGACTTATTGAGGATAAAGCAGTCTTACTTGGAGAGTGATATGGGAAGAAGAAGCAAAGCTGAACAATACGGATTGGTAGAGAAGATAATAAAGCTATACACTCAAGGCAAAACAGTAAGCGAAATTTCAGAAGAACTGACAGCAGAAGGATTTGAAATTTCCAAATCTTCTGTTCATAGAACTGTTAAAAGCTGGGAAGAACTCCTAACAGAATACAAAGTTGCAACTGCACAGGCTAAAGCATTTGTTGAAGCTATAGGAACAGGTTCAAATACAGACTTTGTAGAAACAGGTGTAGCACTTCTATCAAACGAAATTATAGAGCTGTTCAGAGCATTAAGAAGTATAGAAATACATGCAGAAGATTTAGAAGGATTGAATAAAAAAATAGAAGGATTAAACAGACTTGCATTGTCCTTACAAAGAATTATTTCTACACAGTCTGTTGCAGTAGATGTAAAGGAAAAAACCAGGACATTAGTAAAGAAAATTGAAGCAGAAGCAGAAAAACAGGGAGTTGGAGAAGATTTTAAACAGTTTATTATTCAGGAGTTGAAACAGGCTTATGGATTATAAAGGGATCTTACTACCTTACCAAAAAGAAATTTTTGAAGGAATAGAAAAACACAAATATTCTGTAATACTTGCAGCAAGGCAAACAGGAAAATCATTTATAGTTTCATTGTGGGCATTTTTCAGAGCTTTAGAAATTCCAAACCATACCATACTTGTTATATCTCCATCTGAAAGACAGTCTAAAAACCTAATAGACAAAGTAAAAATGCACATACAGGCTATAAAAAACATAAAATATGAAATTGTTGAAGATACAAAACTAAATTCTTTAGAAATAAAATTTCCCAATAACAGTAAAATAGTTGCTCTTCCTTCAAAACCTGAAACAGTCAGAGGTTTTTCAGGGGATGTGATTATGGATGAGGCTGCATTCTTTGAACAAGGAATGGAAGTATATAAAGCAGTCTTCCCTACAATAACAAGAAAACCAGAATACAAACTTATAGCTATTTCCACACCAAAAGGAAAAACAGACCTTTTTTATTACCTCTGGACAATAGCAGAAGAAAACAACGAACTATGGTTCAAGTATAAGCTAACTATCTTTGATGCAGTTGAAAAAGGGCTTGATGTTGACATTGACAATCTAAGGCAGGGAATAAAAGATGAAGATGCGTGGAGAACAGAATATCTTTGTGAATTCATTGACGAACTTGGAAGTATTTTAACCTATGAGTTAATACAATCCTGTGAAGAAGAAAATATACTGATTAACAATTTAAGAAAAATTCAAAATGATATTTACATCGGAATAGACATAGGGAGGAAGAAAGATCTAACGGTTATCACTGTTTTAGAAAAAGTTGGTTCAGTTTTATTTGTCAGAAAAATAGAAGAAATAAAAAATATGCCTTACCACAAACAGCTTGAGATAATTTCACACTATACAAGTTTTGCAAGAAAAGTAGCAATTGACGAAACAGGACTTGGTAACATGCTTGCCGAAGAACTTGAAAGAAAATTTCCAAGTAAAGTAATTAAGGTAAACTTTTCAGCGAAAACTAAAGAAGAAATGGCAAGCAGATTAAAAACAAAATTTCAGGATAGAAACATTAGAATCCCGATAGATAAAAATTTAAGAGAAGATTTACATTCAGTGAAAAAAGCGTTAACACCTTCGGGAAATGTAAAAATAGAAGGTTCTACTTCCGATTCTCACGCAGATAGGTTCTGGTCTTTAGCTCTGGCTGTTCAGTCTGCAGATGATAAAAGATTTGATTGGAGTTTTAAATTCTTAAAAGCCAAATGGCTTTAATTTCTATTTAATGAATAATTTTTTATTGTGTAATCAATAAAACTATCAATATAAATACACCATCTCCCTAAGCATTTAAAAGCTTCAAGTTCCCCAACCGTGCATAATCTTTTTATAGTCGCCTCAGATAAATTTGTCATATATGCAATGTCTTGAACAGTTAGAAACATTACACCATGATTCTTCAATTCCTCTAATTTTTCTTTCCACGGCGGTTCGTAAATCATTATCCCCTCAAATTAAGATTTGATATAAAAGATAAAAGATTTTATTGAAAATTGTCAAACTTCTTTACACTTAAACTTAATACTTTCATCACGAATTGACTTTTCTATTATCTGAAAATCCTGGTTTATTCCGTAGAAACTGTGATTTACAGTTATAACATCTCCAACATTTAAATCAAGATATGTTGGATAAAGAGGAGTTTCGAAAGAAACATATCTTTGTTTTTGATAGTAATCAAGATATGCATTTGCAAAGTTATTAACAGACGTTTGATCAACAATAAAATCTGCCTTATACTCTTTTTCCTTATCTCCAGAGCCGTAAAAACTTTCCCCTTTTTCCTTATTCCATACAACTTTTAACTTATCTACTTCTGAAACTTTATCTTCTGTTTCAAAGGAATCTATTAAAAAGTCATTTTCAGATAAAGTTTCAATTGGGTTTCCTGAAACTGGATAAATTTCAAACTTATCTCCAAGTGTTGGAACGATATATAAAAGTCCCATTTCTGCAACTCTTTGAAGAATTTCAGAATATGATTCTTCTGATTGAAAATTCAGTTGAACTGCAGTTCCATATCCTTTTATTTCTCCTGAAAATCCATTTGAATCAATAATATCCTTTGCAATATCCGCAGGTTTATCAAAAGAATACATTGTTATGCTTCTTTCGCCGATTATATCATTGTCTTTAGTGACAGGAGCCGAAGAATATATAGAAACCTTTGGTTGATAAACTCCTATTTCTCCTTTATTAGCCCATTCAAACTTTATTTCATCATATTTATCTTCTATAACATATTTCCCTATTCCTATTTCAGGAATTGAAGTATAATCAATAGTCCCATCTCCATTATTTTTTCCTCCATAAACATTACTATTTAAAATTCCCTGAAAAGCCAATATGTTCTGATCATTTATCTGATAAGCTTTAACTTTATATCTCCTGTAGCTTCCTGCAGTTCCCCATGTTCCATATTCTTCTATAAGTTCTAACCAATCGTGAATATTACTATCTACTGTGCTACTTCTTGTTGTAAAAACTGAAAAATCATCAATGCAATAAGCATTTCCATATTGAACACTTCCACTAAAAGGCTTATCTCCAACCAACCATCTATACTTTCTTGCACCTGGAATTTCATTTATATCTACAGTATATAAAGCTTTTGTCTTAGCAAAAAAACTTCTTCCGTTGCCATAAATCACAGGAATTTTATAAACTTTATTAGAATTATCATCTCGTTGAAATGATATAGTTTTGAGAGGTTTAAATTTTATAGAGCTCAATTTATGAGAAATGTTAAGAGTTGCTTTGTTGTTTTTGCCTTTTGCATTTCTTACTATTCCTTTGTATACATAACCTTTTCCATTCACCAAAATTCCAACAACTGCATTTTTCCCTTTTACATCTAAAAGACTGCCGTCAAATACAAGTTCAGCCGTAATATCTGAAATGTATCCAAGTCCTAAATCTCTAACTCCAATACTTATATCAGATATAGACAAAAGTTTATTAGTGTAATCAACCCCGTTTATCTGAATACTTCTTTTTATGTTCACGATTTTATACCTCTTGCTCCAATTTAAGCGAAACTTGATAATGCTTTGGAGAAGTTTGAGAATAATTGAAATTAATCGCTCTAACATTATAAGAAACTCCATTGAAATCTGTATATGTGAAAACTAATTCTTTGAAATTTACTGTATTTTCTATAAAATTCTGAAGCTGATTAAATTCCGTTTCTTTTAAAACATTCCAGTTGATTTCAAAAACTTTTCTTTTTACCCCATAATCGTATACATAACGATCCCCGCCTTCTGTTTCCATCAATTTCTGTTTAGATTTGCTATAAGCTTTGTAAGGAATTGAAGGATTCGGAAGATTTACAGTATTTGCCCCATAAGTTAATGTTATTCCCATCTTAATTTTCCTCTTTTATGAAAGTCTTCTAAAATTGGTAAAAGTTCATCTTCTACAAAACGTCTATCAAAATTGTCAGCGTGAACGTGAATTGTGTTGTTTATCACAATACTTTCTTGGGTTTTTATCTCCTGACCTGAATTTATTGCATCTAATATTGGTTTATGTTTTCGCGTTGCCCTTCTGTTTATTACATATTCGCCTCTTTGTGCAACTATTGGAACTTCATCACTTGCAAGATTTCCAATATACATTCCAGAATGTGCTACCAAAGGTTTTACTACCCCACCTTCATGGAAAAACGGAATAGCTCTACCGATACCTTTAAAAACTTTCCCCACTGTATTATCCCAAATACTGGAAGCTCCTTTTTTAACAGCCTTCAGTGCATTAGCAATAGCTTCAACAAGGCTTTTTATAACATCTAAAGCTTTTTTCATTCCAGACCAGATAGGCTTTACAAAAGATATTGAAAAATCCCATATTCTTTTAATTCCATTCCAAATTTTTCCAAGTATGCCGGTCCAGAGAGAATTTATTTTTGCAATAATATTCGCAATAAATTTTATAGCTCCCGCTATCGGTTTTAAGACGTCTGCAATTATTTGGAAAATAGGTTTAAACGATTCAATGATTGGTGCAATTGCTTCTATAATAGGTGCAATTACATCAGCAATTGGCTCTAATATCTTTTGAAGAACACCAAATATCTTGTCCATTGCTTTTCTAATCTTTTCATTCTGCATTAATTGATCCGTCAAAAATGCAGCTCCAGCTCCAACCAATCCACCTACAGAAGCTCCTGACATCATGTTAGAAAAAGCATTTTTTGTTCTTGCAATTATTCCTGTTTCTCCTTGTTTAGCCCCACCTTTAAAGACAGATTGAATGCCTTTCCAAGCAGATTTACCAAAAGAAATCACTTTAGCCCAGAAAGGATTTTTGGACACAGATTCAAAGAAATCTCCCCAGAATGACTTCATTTTATCAGTAGTTTCCTTTGTGCTTTTAACAATTTTGTCATTAGCGTCTTTAGTTGTTTTAACGTATTCTGAAGCTTTTTTATTTACAAAATTAGTAAGCTCCTCAAATTGCTTTTGAAGCTCTGGAGATAAATTTTTAGCAAGCTCTCTTAACTTTGCTATTTTCTGTTTTACAATTTCCCAGCTTTTAGCCCCTGCTTCGTATGTTTTTTCAAGAATAGATCCAACAATTTTCCCATATTCTCCACCTTGAGTTTTGAGTATATCAATTGCTCTTTTAGCGTCAGAATCAAGACCATTTACAAGTTCAGCACTTCTTTTATTTATGTATTCAAGAGCTTTTTTCCAATCACTTTCAAATTTTTTCCTAACATCAGTAAACTTTTTATATGCCTTTTCCGTTTCTGAATACATAGGCTTATAATCAGCTTTCACTTCAACCATCAAAGGAATTTTAAAACCTTCCATCTTTTCAGCTATTCCTTTTAGAAAAGGAATTTTCTTTAAACCATTAGCCATGCTTTTAATAAAAGAATTAAACTTATTAGCCAGAAAATTAAACATTTTTATAAACACATTTTGAACAAAAACTTTCAATCCGTGAAAAACTCCCCCAAGTTTATCAACTGCGGTTTTACCAAAAGCAATTAAGTTATCCTTTACCCAAGTAAAAGCCACAACGAGAGGTTTAAAAGCAATAGTTGACCATTTAACTATCTGAAGTCCTATTAGTTCAAGAGCCTTCAAAAATGCATCTGGCAAAATAGTTATTGCAATTTTTCCAACAGCTTTCAGATATTCCGGTATACTCATTATCACTTTTTCAAAATACCCATCTTCCGTAAAGATTTTTTTAACAGTGTTGTAAACAATAATAAAAGGTTGAGCTAAAGCATTTAATATAACCTTTCCAATCTCATAAAGACCTGTTGCAAATTCCCAAATGATAACCCCAACATCTTTAACAGCTGTTGCAACTATAGAAAATCCCTTAGCAATTACCGTAGCCCATTTTTGAGCCTGTCCGCTATCAAAAGCTTTTTGAATTTTATCTTGTAAACCTTTTAAAGCATTTTTCATACTTTGAAAAATACCGGTATCCCCAAGTATTTTCATAAACCGTGCCCAACTATCTTTTAAATTTGACATTATTCCTTCCCAAGTTTCAGCCCGCTTTTTCATATTACCTTCAAACTTTTCTCCCATCCCTTCAATTAAAGCATTTATAGCTTTAGAAGCATCAATACCCTCATTTCCTATATTTGCAAGTTGTTCTTTTGTCAGACCAAGCTTTTCCTGTAGAATCTCAAATACAGGGACTCCCCTTTCAGCAAGTTGCATTAATTCCTCAGCAGAAACTTTTCCTTTAGCTTGCATTTGACCAAGAGCAGTTACGATTCCATCAAAAGTTTCCTGAGAACCACCAAGAGCAGATACAGCATCTCCAATTTTACGAAACATATCCAAATTAGGCTCGAGCCCCATAGCTTTCATTCTTACCCATGCTTCTGTCAGCTGATCTACTTCAAAAGGAGTTTTACTTGCAAAATTTAGAATAGAATCAAAAACAGCCTGAGCCTTAGAATGAGACCTATACAAAGTTTCCAAAGTAGTTTGAAATCTTTCAAATTGAGCATTTACCTGGATAAAAGATTTACTCAATTGAAACGCAGAAAATACAGCTGCAGCTTCAACTGCTACTCTACGAAAAGCAGAAACAAGAGCCTGAGAAGAAGCTTGCACAGATTGAAAACTTTTCTTTACATTATTTGAAGCTTTCGAAACTTTTTGAAGTTCTTTGTCAACTTTTTGAAATTTATTAGAGGCTAAATCTTCTGCACTTATTACAATATCCAGTTTCATTAAAAATCTCCAAAAATATTTTTAAAAAAGATAAAGAACTATTGAATAAGATGTGAACGATTTGAACGAATGATTAATTTTGTTCCAATTTTTTGGGACACTTGTGTCAAAAAAATGGGACACTTTTTTATGCTAAGATTTTAAAGTTTGTTTTAAACAAGTAATATCAATATCCCGATATATTTCTATATTTCCCTATATTTCCCGAAATAGGTGTCCCATTTTTTTCGGAAATTATACCATAAAAATATATCAGCTTTAAAGTTTCTGAAATTTAAAATTCTTATAGACATTAATACAAATTTTAAAATTTAAACACTCAGTTTTTAGACTAAAACCCGCCAATCCATTTTCCGAAAAATGCCATCAATAAAAATCTTGGTAATCTTCCAATTATTGCACCGAGTATAAAACCGATTAGAGGCATTTCAAATATTCCAGCTAACCAGCAAATAACTTTAAAAGGAATAGGTGTGAATCCTGCAACTATTACTGCAAAAATACCGTATTTTCTGAAAAGAACTTCTCCTTTTATGTACCATTTTTCACTAAAAATTTTTTTGAAAACAGGTTCCCCGAGAAATTTTCCTAAAAAGTATCCAACTACCGCTCCCAAAACACTTCCTGTAGCTGCGATTAAAGCTGTTTTTACTGGAACAAGACCAAAGGCAGTTCCACCTGTAATAAATGGGTCTGGAGGTATTGGTTGTATGATGCTTTCTGAAAAAGCAATTAAAAATATTCCTGCGTATCCGTATTCTTCAACAGTTTCTTCAGCCCATTTTTTTAAAGCTTCTAACATTAAAATCCTTCAAACTTTATTTTGTTTTAATTTCGGTCAATTCTGTGGAATATAGAATCAAATTATTTTTAACTTTTAATTCTGGCAAATTTCCTTTTTCCAACCTGCAAAATGAATTCTTTTGATAAATCCACATTAAAATAAGGATCTGTAAATTTCTCTCCATCAATTTTTACAGCACCTTGCTTAATTAATCTTTTAGCTTCTTTTTTTGATGGAGCAAACCCCGCTTTGTATACCAATTCAAAAAGTGGTATCTCCTTTGTTTCAGATAAAATTTCAATCTCAGGAATATCTGTTGGTAGTTCTTTTTTGGAATGAACCCT